ATCTAAAATAATCATATCAACTTTAATCCCATCAGATACCATTTTTCTAATTTGATTTTTGATTTGTAACATCGTAATAGTATCGGATGGTAACTTTTTCATTATCAATTTATTTGGCATCGATTCCTCAATTTCCCTAACTCTCTTCATAACTTCATCTTTTTTCTCTGACAAATCGTCAGGATGAACTTTCGTCCATAATGTGAAGTGTTTTCTTTGGATAACCTTTGGGTTGTCCTCAAAAAAGATTTGAAGTACATTAAAACCTAAGTTAAAAGCGTGATTTGCCATCTTGGTTAATACAGTTGACTTACCGACTCCTGTAGGTGCTAAGATAACACCAATTTCTCCTTTTGCCAAACCTCCCTTCAACAATCTATCAATACCTGGTATTCCCATAGGAATTGGGTGTCTATAATCATCTTCAAGAACTTGGTCAAGGTTAGAAAACACATCTAACATGGATGTGTCTTTTGCTCCAACCTGAAGAGCTGTTTTAACCATTTCTTCAAGTGTGTCGTAGTTCTCAAATTCACCACCATCGATGATCTTTTGAGCCTTACCCATAACCTTTTGTAGTTCTTGTTGTTTACAGAACTTTAATGCCTTTTCCTGTACAAAACCCACTCCATCGATAGGTGCATCTTTAATTTTCTTAATTGTATCCATAACAATTTTAGATGCAATTTCTTGTTGTAATTCAGATTTTGTAATTTGTTCTAACGTATCAAACGACGGTGTGTGGTCATATTTCGTATAATACTCTCTAACCATTTGAATGATGATTTTGAAGTACTTGTTTTCAAAATAATTATTCTCTATCACATCAATAATTGAATGTGAAAAGTCTTTATCCACAATAATTTGATTAAGTAATTGTAACTGAAACGTATTACCTAAATACTCAAAATTTTTACCTGTCGCCATATAGTTTTCTCTTCTTTAGTAAAAATAAATAGTATTAGTTTTTGATAAATTCAGGATAAAAATAATTAAAATTTTTACCTGAAAAAATGTCAGTAAGTGATGAAAGGATGCTTTTTAACTTTGGGCGTAGGTCTACGGTGTATCTTACCTTTGGAGGGTATACTTTAGCATCAAACTCACGCTGACAAATTGTCATGTCTCCGAGCTTAATAATTAAATTAAAATTTTCCGGACCTTCTGTTATCGACGTATTTAATACATCTGGGTTTTCTGAAATTTCATATTGGTTATCCAACATGTATGTTACTGATCTCATCTTAAGATCGTATTTTAACTCATTGCAAATACTTTCAATGTGATAATAAAAATCTTCAGATTTATGAGCGTTTTTATTGAAGTTTCTAACATTAAAGAATCTTTGAACTACAATGTTATCGTTACACATTAACAAAAATTCAACTTTGGTAATATCCTGTTCTTTCATTTGTTTTTTTTAATTTTTTTTGTTTCTAAAATTTGTTTTTTCTTTTCTTGTTAACTTTAAGAATGGTTTCAAAAAACTTACCCAAGCGTCGTCACCCTTAGGTAGGTATTTGAAGAATCCATCTTCCATCATCATTCTAATTAGATTTCTATGTCCTCTTCCGTCGGGATCCATCGACTCAGTGTAATATAACCTAACTAATTCTTTGTCCTCATCACTTAAGAGTGGATCATCTAAGTCGACTAGTTTTTGGTTGATTACAAAGAATTCATCACCAAAAATACCTTCTTTAGTTTTACCACTCAATAGATTCTGAAGAGCAACATTCCCCTTTTCCTCTTTAAGTAAATTAGTACTTGTACTCAAAATATAGGGTATTTGTACTAACTCTTCAAGTAGCTCAGGAAACAATTTAACCAAAGTCTTCTCACCAAGATAAAAAATCCCATCAATATTGTCGGAACTATCACCAGTGAGTATCTTTACGGTTTTAACATTAAAGTGGGGAACTTCAATATCATGTAATTTAATCTTATCCCCCAACTTATAATATTGTTTTGTGGATGGTGAATAAATTGATACTTTCTCAGAGATAAGTTGGGTTAAGTCCCTATCACTTGAGAATATGGTTTTTGTCTCATCTAATGACACTTGACAGTAATAAGCTATCAAGTCATCAGCCTCTGAGTGTTCTGTCTCTAATTGTCTTACAAACATCTCCTCGAGGTATTGTCTCACCCTTTGTTTTTGTTCCAAGATACCACAACCTTATCATAGTTGTGTTCTTCCAAGAATTTACGAAGAGTATTTAGAAAGTGCCAAACACCACCAACGTGTCTCCCATTGTGATAGAACTCTCTAACACCGTGAAACCCAATTTTCAATAAATTATTTCCGTCTACTAATAATGTTTTGGACACTTCCTTTAATCTTAAATGATTTCTACTCAACCTCTTCCTTTTCCGTTTTCAAATCAAAGTCACCATCAACTCCGATTATATCTTTCCAATAGTCAGCATATTCTTTCTTATACTTTTCTATTGATGCCTTTTCTTCGGTAGTATCTTTACCTGGTAAGAAACCATGTGGTGTTACAATAATTCTTCCATCTTCAAAACCAAGCCCATTAATGTGGTTTTTCATAACCGACACTTTTGTTCTTGAAGCGAACTTTACAGTTCTCTTATCTTTTGTTGCTGTGATCTTTGTTGTACCTGCACCTTTTTGATTACCAAATAAGAATACCAAAGAAGAGTTTAACCAAATTGCTTCACCACCTTTTGCTTTGATCTTAGGTTGACCAAATGGATTATCAGGTAATTCTACCCAAGGTTGATTAACAATGATTAAGGTATTTTCATATTTAGAATCTGCTTTACGAGATCCTGAAATACGTTGGTTGATACCCATACCAATTTTGTCGGCTAAAACACTTGCGTTGTGTTGTTTACCTCCTTTACCCTCATAAGTCATTTTACAAGGAACTGATCCAACTGAATCCCACATTATACAAAGTGAATAATCTAATTCACCTTTTTCTTGTGCATCCAATAGTTCATTAATGTAATCAGTAATTTGTTCTATATAACTGAAGTTGTTATTGAACAGGAAAAACCCGTCCCAAGTCAACTCACCTGTTTCTTCATCTACCACTTCCTCACATTTAAACCCCATTATTTTTGAGTGATCAAAAGACCATTTTTGTTCAGTAATAATGAATACAGGAAGAATATTTTTCTTTTGAGCATCAACTGCCGTTTTGATAAGTGCCGTTGTCTTACCTGTATCAGAGTGACCTAATAACATGTTAAGGTGACCAATAGCAGGTCCAGGTAATCCTACCGCATCCAAAAATTCAGGACCAAGATCAAAAAATCTTTGTGGTTTGTATTTTGCGTCCGAAGAGAATTTTTTCTTCAACGAACTAAAGTCGTTTTTTTTAAGTGCCATTACAGTTCGTAAATTTTAAAATTTGTAATTGTTTCTAATTTGTCTTTTGCGTCAGTCAGTTGAGTAACTAAATTATCCATTTCTTCAGTGTGTTGGGGATGTTCTCCAATACCAACAGAGTTTGTAAAATAAATGTAAAGTCGTGCTTCTGCATCCGCGATTTCCGCCTCATATTTTTTAATCAAAGCATCTTTCAATTTTTCAGCAATAATAGGTTTCATAGTATTTTATTTTTAAAAATATACACAAAAAAACGGGAACAATAAACTGCTCCCGTTACATTTTGTTTAATAAAATTAGAATGGTAATTCTTCATCAACCTCGTCGTTTGCTTGTGGATCAGCAACTTCGTTGATTGATTTTGGTGCTGGTGTACCACCCATAGAAACTTCAGATGTTTCATCATTAGAATAAACATATCCACCTTTTTCAGAGTCCCAACGTGGAGTTTCACCACGAGCGATTGCCTCAAGATACTCAACAGGTTTTTTAGAATATACGTCTTCCCAAGTTAACTCATCAGAAACCCACTCTGACATTTGAGTTTCATCTTCTGAAATTGCAGATGGGTCATCATACATAACTGTTTGGATTACTGTATAGAAAGCACCTTTTGGTGTTTTTGCCTTTGTTAACTCAAGGATAAGGTCACGTCCTTTATCAGGATCTGTAATGTCTCCTTTCGCTTTCCAAATTGGAATAATTTTATCAAGGATTCCTTCTTGTTTGTAATTGTGTTTAAATCTCCAAAATTTTACTCCGTCTTGTTCGTTATCACGATCAACAACTTTTACAATATAAAACTTACGTGCTCTGTACTGTGCTGCCAATTGTTTGTCGGCTTCTTTACCTGTTGACATAAGCTCCTCATAAACTTCATTTAAAGGTGATCTCTCGTTGTCATTTTTTCCTGGATCATAAAATTTTTGATATTTACCGTCCACAAGGATTTCGTGGAACCATACTTCTTTGAACGGTGAAGAACCGTCTGTTGTAGGAAGAATACGTACTCGTCTCTGTCCTTGTTTTTCATTGT